ACAGGTGTACAAAAAAAGAGAAGAGCTTCACGCAATGCAGCTCGTAATACACTAAAGAAAACTGGTGCAGTTAAAAGAGGTGATGGTAAAGATGTAAATCACCGTAACGGTAATCCTATGGATAATCGGGCAAAGAACTTGTCGGTTACAACTAAACGTGCAAATAGATCTTTTCCTAGAAATAGTAGAGCAGGAAAAAGATAGTGGCAATACCAGCACGAGTTAAAACTAAAATGAAAGAGGTTGGACTTAAAGAAGTAAACAAACCTCAACGTCTTAATGATAGCAGTGGTAAGTCCCACCATGTTATGGCCTCTGAAGGTGGTAAGTATAAATACATCAAGTTTGGACAAGCTGGTGTAAAGACAAACCAGACTGCAGGGCAACGTGAAGCTTTTAAATCACGTCATGCAAAGAATATTAAAAAAGGTAAAATGTCTGCCGCATACTGGGCAGATAAAGTTAAGTGGAGTCCGTCAAAGACGAAGTCTCCCTCAAAGAAATGGAAAAAAGGATCATAAAATGAAGACAACTACAATGGTAATAACCATTGCAGCAGCAATGGGCTTTCTTGCAATAGCAGCAACTAAAGCAGCATCTATGGATTTTTCTGTCGCAGGACAAACATTATCTATCGGTGCAGACTCTGACATGAACTATACTACTGGTGTAGAAGAATGGGAGTGGGAACTAACTCCATCAGCAGGATTAACTGCTATGGGTATTGGACTAAGTGTAGCTACCGATATTGATATGCTAGAACTAGGTGAAGGAGACATCTTTCAAGGTTTAGACTTTACTGCAAAGTATGAAATACCTAGTACTTTTACGACTTTATATACTGAAATATCAACAGACTCAGATTTAGAGTTTGGTGACGTAACAGTAGGAGCTATGGTTAGTTTTTAATGTGGATAGCGTTTATGCTCCTCTGTAGTACACCTGAAGCATTGTCTTGTGAAGTTATGGCAAAGACAGCAGCGACATTTCCTACAGAGGAAGCATGTGCTCAAGAGGCAATGCTAGTGGCTAGGTATTTTCAAGATAAAGGATACCTAGCAATACCAGAATGTCAAGAAATTAGAATGGGAGTTTCATTATGAAAATAGTTAAATGGATAGGAAGATATTTAAAAAGAATAGTGTGTGCACTACTAAACCTTAAATGTGGTGCAGATTGTAACTGCAAGGCATAGTAAGATGAAGGTAAGCGCACCAAAAGGATACCATTGGATGAAACAGCCTGACAATGGTTATAAGCTGATGAAGCATACAGGTAAGTTTGTTCCACATAAAGGGGCAAGCCTATCTGCTAACTTTGCAGTGCAAAAGGTTCATAAAAGTGAACCTAAAAATAAAAAATAATAATAATAACTATAAGTGGTCAACCCACACAAAATTTTAAAACTAACAGAGTGGTGAAACCACGAAAGGAATATAATTATGACAACAACTACTTTTACAAAAGGTATTGAAGAGTACGAAGATAACGTAACTTTTGGTACAGGAATTACAGGCACTGGTTTAGTACACTCGTTTGGAACACGTAAGATCCAAACATTTGTAGGAAGCCTTGCAGGTACAGATACAAGCACAGCTTATGCTGACGGTGACGTTCTAGTAGAACTAGGTGCTCTAGATACATCTGCGCCTTCAAGCATTGTAACACCATCTAAGTTCTTTATTCACAGAGCTTTAATAGGTATCACAACTGCTGCAGGTGAAACACTCGTAGGTGGTCTATCTCTTAGTGCTACTTCAGGTACAGCTACTAACTCTGCTGTCTCTTCAGGCACAGAGATTGTAGGCGCAGGAGTTACATCTTTTAACGAACAGTTAAGTGCAACACAGTCAATTACTGAGGTTGATGTAAACTTTAATAATACAGCAGGTAACTACCACATATTTGTACCTAATATCACTGCTGCTATTGCAAGTAAAAACTTGTACGCATTTGCTACTACTACGTTAAATGCTGACGCTACTGCAGGACGATTTACTGTTGAGCTAGAATACTCAGTATTTTAAGGGAGGAATAATAAATGTCAACTTCCGTAGGCACATTCCAACCTAACACGTTACAATGGAGTGTACAAACAAAACAAACCGTAGATAATACGGCAGCTAATACAAAACACTTTACCTGTACTGGTTTTAAAGTTGTACACCTTCACGCTGACCAAGAGTTTCTAATTAACTTTGGTACTGCAGAAGCAAACTGTGGTGCTAACGATCTAGAATTAGAAGCAGGTAACTATACTCTTGCGATACCTGACGCTATTGGTGACACTGTTATAATGAATATCTTAGCAGCAACCAGTGATAACGTAACTATTAAAGTAGTACTTTCATAAAACATTGCAACCCTGCTAGAATATAGTGGGGTTGTACTAACATAAAAAGGGTTAATATGAAACTTAAAGGCACTAAAGTATTATCAGATAAAAATAAAGTAATTGCTGAAAATATTAATGGTGATTGGGTATCTAAAGATGACTCTGTTTCTATCTTTACTATTTTAGACTTTGTTAAAGATGCTGAAGTAGAAGAAGTAGAAATGGTTCGTGCTCGTAACGAAAAGGGTCACTACATAGCTGACGATCCTGATACTCCAGAGAATGAAGCTTGGACAACTAAGATTGTAAAAAAGGTTACAGGAAAGTCATAACAAGATTGCATTTTTATCTATAGTAAGTTACTGTAAGATATAGTATAACTACTCCTGCCAGTTAGGGCTAACATAGGAGTAGAAAATGTTTAGAAGATTATTCAACAAATTAGTAGAGGCAAGAGTAAAGTCAGCAAAGCGTAGAATTGCACGTATACAACTTAACGCTATGACTGACAGAGAGCTACAAGACTTAGGAATAGGTAGATGTGACATAGAGAGAGCTATACTGGCAGGTAAAGCTCTTTGAGAAACACGATTACCTCTTTAATGATACTAGGAGTACTTTGGGAGGAGGCTCGTGGACCCAGTTACAATAATCGGTGGAGCTACCGTAGCGTTCAATGCGTTGAAGAAAGGTTTCCAGTTCGGAAAAGATCTTCAAGAAATGGGTGGTCAACTAAATCAGTGGGCTAGTAGCATGAGCGACCTATCCTACTTAGAGCAGAAAAATAAGAACCCCCCTTGGTGGAAAGCTATGGGAGGTTCTGTTGAAGCAGAAGCTTTAGAAATATTTACTGCTAAAAAGAAAGCCGAAGCAATGAGGCAGGAATTAAAAGACTGGATCAGTTTTACGTATGGTCCATCTGTCTGGGATGAACTAGTAGCAACTGAAGGTAGAATACGTAAACAAAAGAAAGACCAAGAGTACCGTAAAGCAGAAATGATTGAAACAATAATTACTTGGGCAATATCAGGTGTTATTATTTTAACAGGTGCAGGTGCTCTAGGTTTTATAATTTATATGGTGGCATAATGGCAAGAAACTTAACAGAAAAACAACAGAAGTTCTTAGACGTACTGTTTGAAGAAGCTGGAGGTAATCTAGTTACAGCTAGAAAACTTGCAGGTTATGCAGATGGCGTATCTTCAAAAGCAATTGCAGAGTCTTTATCCGAAGAGATTGCAGAACTAACTAAAAGGTTTATTAGTTCGTCAGCTGTAAAAGCTGCATACTCAATGTTTGAGGTTATGAACAATCCTACAGACTTAGGTAATAAAGAAAAGATGGCAGCAGCAAAAGATGTTTTAGACCGTAGTGGTTTTATTAAAACAGAAAAAGTAGAAGTATCTGCAGCTAATCCACTATTTATTTTACCGCAGAAAGCTGATGAAAACGAATAAAACTTGGAAGTTACCTAAACCTATAGCGGTAGACGGTGAATATGAGTGGCAACCAGTTGTAAGAGTTGGAACTCACGTACCATTTGGTTATAGACAAGACCCTGACGATTGTGATATACTACTACCAATCCCAGAAGAACTAGAGTTGTTTGAAAAAGCTAAAAAGTTTATAAAACAATATAGTTATAGAGAAGTAGCAGCTTGGCTTAGTACACAGTCTGAAAGATATATCTCTCATGTAGGTTTATATAAAAGGGTAAAAATTGAGCAACAACGTAAGAACGAAGCTTCAACTCAACGCTACCTTGCCAAAAGGTACAAAGAAGCGTTACAAAAAGCGGAAAAACTCGAAACCCAAAGACTTGGTTACAGAGAAAGAGTTAGCTCCAGCTCAACCGAAGCCTGAAGAAATAGACTTTGAAAAAGCTAGGGAAATTATCTTTGAACCTAATCCTGGTCCTCAAACTAATTTTTTAGCGGCAACAGAACAGGAAGTTTTATACGGAGGAGCAGCAGGTGGCGGTAAGTCTTATGCGATGGTTGCAGACCCAGTGCGGTACTTGGGGAATACAAATGCACGAATGCTACTTGTTCGTAGGAGTACAGAAGAGCTTAGAGAGCTTATATCAGTAAGCAAACAACTTTATCCCAAAGCTATTCCTGGAATAAAGTTTATGGAAAGAGATAAAACTTGGGTAGCTCCATCAGGTGCTACATTGTGGATGTCCTACCTCGACAGAGAGGATGACGTTATGAGATACCAAGGTCAAGCCTTTAACTGGATTGGCTTTGACGAACTTACACAATGGCCTTCACCTTACGCATGGAATTATATGAGATCACGTCTCCGTACAACAAGGGCTTCAGGTTTGCCACTGTATATGAGAGCGACTAGCAACCCTGGCGGTCCAGGACATCAGTGGGTAAAGAGAACGTTTATTGACCCTCAAGTGCCTGATAATTCGTTTGATGCTACTGATGAAAACGGAGAAGTGATAAAGTGGCCTAAAGGTCATAGTCGGGAGGGTGAGCCTCTGTTTAAACGTAAGTTCATCCCTGCCACCCTCTTCGACAATCCGTATTTATCAGATGATGGTTTATATGAAGCTAATCTTCTTTCGTTACCTGAACATCAACGTAGACAACTACTTGAAGGTGACTGGGATATAAACGAAGGTGCAGCTTTCCCTGAGTTTAACAGAAACATACACGTAATAGAACCTTACGAGATACCATCTAATTGGACACATTTTAGAGCTTGTGATTATGGTTATGGTTCATACACTGGCATTCTTTGGTTTACTATGGTTCCTGGATCTGAACAACTAGTAGTATACAGAGAACTATACGTATCAAAGGTCACAGCTACTGACCTAGCTGACATGGTACTAGAAATAGAAAATGAGTCGGGGGAAAATATACGTTACGGAGTTCTTGACTCATCCCTTTGGCACAAACGTGGAGACACTGGTCCAAGTCTAGCAGAACAAATGATTTTAAAAGGTTGTCGTTGGAGACCTTCAGATAGATCAAAAGGTTCTCGTGTAGCAGGTAAAAACGAAGTACACAGAAGACTGCAGGTAGATGAGTTTACAGAAGAACCTAGATTAGTATTTTTTAGCAGTTGTACAAATACTATATCTCAAATACCAGGTTTACCTCTTGATAAAAATAATCCAGAAGATGTAAACACACACTCAGAAGACCACTTGTATGACGCATTAAGATATGGTATAATGACTAGGCCACGAAGTAATATATTTGACTTTGATCCTGCTGCACAACGCACAGGTTTTCAAGCATCAGATCCCACATTTGGATACTAAGGAAATAAAATGGCAGAAGAAGATTTTGAAGAAATGATTATGGATATGGAAGAAACATCTACAATAGAGGATGTTTCTAAAGAAGATTATTCAGATCCACTTACAGGTCACATTGTTCAGTTTGTAAAAGATAAATACACTAAATCCGAAACAGCTAGACAATTAGATGAAGAACGTTGGATTCAAGCATATAGAAACTACCGTGGTATTTATGGACCTAACGTACAGTTTACTTCATCAGAAAAATCTCGTGTATTTGTAAAAGTAACTAAAACAAAAGTTCTTGCAGCTTACGGTCAAA